TACATATTCATTAAGTGGAAATAATATAACACCATCTGTAACTGTAGGAGATACTACAACATCAGGAAAGATTGGTGGGATTAATGTTGGCAGCCTCACTAATGGTGTGCCAGCTATGATTCAAACAGATACTACAGTAACCACTAGCGGTTCAGCCTTCTCAAAAACCGAATCTGTAACTATGGGAGATGCTACACCATCAGCCGTAACTCCTAGTTCGGGTATTGCAGCATTACCAGTATTAGGAGGACAAACTACTATTGGTTCAGGCGGTACAGCTGGCTCACTTGCTTTAACGTCATTGAGTTCTGGTGTTCACACCTGTACTGCTGGTGGTTCGGGTACAAGTTGTATCGGTTCTACAAAAGTTACTATTACAATTGACTAGACTTTGGATACTAATTATAATTGTATTACCTACTAAACTGCTTGCAACACCTGTAGTTCCGCAGTTTCGTTCGGGATCGCAAACAACTTCATCAACAAGTGAAAGTATTATTAACGAAACAATTACCAGTTACCAATATAGAACTGGTTATAGTTATGCCGCTTCTGGCCATAATATTAAAAGTGAAACTGGCAATATTAATCCCACAGCATCACTTGATAATGCACAAACTATTGGAGGCGTAAATTTTAGTTGGACTTCTCCAAACTTAGAAGCAATACCTCGCTGGTCAATTCATACAGATGGAGCAGCTTTTTCAATACAAGAAACTCTCATAACTCCCGGATTAGACACAGTTACAAATATTTCAAGAACAATAACTACTTCAACAACTACAGAAACTACAAGTACATTTGGGCAATAATTTTAACACTTTTACCAGTAAAAGTTTTTGCTAATACAACTGTAGCAAGTCCACAAAGTCAATCTACTGGTGTCGTTAATAATAATGCTACAATGATAACCCCCTCTAGCCTTCCTCAAAATAGGTATTCACAAGGAATTGTTTGTACATCTCCAAGTTTAACAATTACACCATATTTAACTGATGCTTGGTCATTTAATAGACCTATTGAAACTGTTACCAGACAACCAATTTATGATGAAGATACAGGCGAAATAAAATATTATCAGGACACCCCAAGGTTTGAAAAGGACAATTACAATCTAAATTATGGCATCAGTATGCAATTTAATATTCCACTTGGAAATGGTGGAGAGTTGTGTAAAAAAGCTGCACAGGTAAATATAGAAGCACAAAAGCTTTTAATTAAAAAAACACAATATGAAATTAGTTTATTTCGTCTTGAACAATGTGCAAAGCAAGCAAAACTTGGAGTAAGTTTTGTTGCTAATAGTCCTAGTGCTATTACTTGTAAAGATATAGTTATAACAACGCCACCAAATCAAGTATTACCACATAAACATTTAATAAAGAAATAGACAAGCAACGGGCCTTATACTTGTCTATAACTTAAATTTATTTTACTTTATTTTTTTTCTTAGTCAATTTATTAAATATTTGTTTTACTAATGGTTTTACAAGATTAATAAGAATCGGAGTACTAGCGGCAACCACAGCAATAGCAGCAGCATTAGTAATAGAAGGGACATTTGGAATGTACTGTTCTGCAAAGCTCGTATTCTCATACAAAGTTATACATTTATTTCCATCTTCGTTTAATTTATGGCCAATGACACGTTCTAGTCTTTTATCGTTACGAAAGTCTCCAATGCGTTGATCTTTTTCTGGGTCAGGACATTTAATAAAAAATTCCTCTACTTCTGGTTCAGAATTATTTGTTATAGGTTTTGTTTCAGGGATTTCAGGTTCGCTCATATTTATTGGTGTATCTTCTGACATTATTAAATTATTCGGCTGATAGTCCATTGGATTAAAACTTGGAAATGGTGCATCGCAAACTGTAAAAACACCATTAGGGTCTTCAAGTAATAAATTTCTATTGCCTGTATTTTTTATATCTCTATGTTGATATGTACAGGCAGGAACACTAATTGTTAAAGGTATTAAATCAACAGGCTTACTAAAATCAATTATTGTTTGAATTGCAATTTCAGGAATTTCTATATCTGGTAAATCCATTAAAAAGGTATAGCTGGACTTGTCATTTCTGGAATTGTTAATGGTATTTGTTCTTCAATTTTTTCTTGTAATTCAGACATTAATTTATTTTTTAAATTACGTTGAAACTCTGCACTGGTTACATACTTATATGTAAAGAAACCTGTTCCTACAATTCCCAAAGTTAAAATTGTAGATACGATAGTTAAAACGTCAAGAATTTTTCTTATCATGTTTAGAGAAGCATTAATTAAAGCAAGTGTACCATTAACATTTATGGTATTTTTCTTAATTATAGGATTAGCACCACTCTATGTCATGTATGGAGTAATTGATAAAAATATTCCAGTTAAAATTAAGTAGCTTTTGTTGTTTTAATTGTTTTCTGTAAATCTTCACAAATAGCAATTCCACCTTCTAGTTGTAATAATTTTCTCTCACAGGCAATCATTACATTTTTTGCATCATTAAAATTTTTTTGTATTTTTTCATATTCTGCATTAAGAAGTTTTAGTTTTTTATTAATTTCATTCATTAATCATGACTATGAGTTTGTTGATATTCTAAAAATACCTGTTCTTTTTCTACATTAATTTCTTCTTCTGGATGGTATCCATGGCCATAAACATGAAAGTTTGCAGAAAATGCAAGTAGTGCTGCAAAGGCAAATAATTTCAATTTTTTATTAATAACTAAATTTATTATACTCAAGACGGCTTATTAGGCCAATCTGAGTGGGTACTGTTCTCCACAAGTTCCTTATATGTAGCTGTTTTTGTTGTCGGCAGATCTCTTAATGCCTGTCTGTATGTTTTCCACTCTGCTTTTTTTGTATCTGATAATGGAGAGTCATCACTTTGTGTCCAATCTGAGTTATGTAATAATCCATTTCTATTTTCTTTAAACCATCTTTCGTAAGTTGCATCATTTGGCTCTTCTTCGGAAGCAGCTTTAGTTTTTGCTGTTTCCCAATCAGTAAGAGCCTGATTATAGGGAGTAATATCAGTTATTACAGTATTTTCAGAACCATCTAAATATTCAACTTCTCCTTTATCGTCATACCACTGAATTGCATTAATTTTAGTGTCTAACCAATCTAAATTATCAACGTAATAACCTACGCCATCTTTTATAACTGCTTTATCTTCTCTGACAATAGTAAGTCTCATTTATTCCTCCAATAAAGTTGTTTCGTTTACAGTTTTAAGTGTATCTATACTGTTAAGTGTATCTCTTGGCACTTCTATTGGCATACCTATTCTAGTACACAATTCATTTCTAAATGATTCGACAGCAGCACCAGACATTCTTGTATTTTGTGAATTTTCAATTAATAACATAGGCAACCAAGCTACTGCACATGCCCATTCTTCGATCTGTTTACCTGATTGTGGGTTAGTTCCTTGAACTTTAGTAAACCAAGCACATTGTAAACCTATACAGGTTTTACCCATTAATGGACAAATATCTCCGTTTTCAACTTTAATAGTCATTAGTCCTTTTCTGCAATTATAACGTCTAAATATTTTATGGCCAAATTTATAGATGTACCGCTAAATGTATGATTATGTGCTGACCCTGTATAAGTATGGTTGTGTGACGAGCCTGTAAAACTATGACTATGAGCATTTATTGAGTGGCTATGTGCAGAACCAGAAAAAGAGTGTGCGTGATCGTCAATCGTGTGAGAGTGATTTGAACCACTATAACTATGGCTGTGTGCTGAACCTGTGAAGCTATGACTGTGTACGTTTATTGTGTGGCTGTGATTACCAATAGTGTGAGCGTGAGAAGATTGGCTTATTCCATGATTGTGAGCCTGTGTACTTCCAGTTGTACCCATAACATTAGAGTTAATTGTTCTGTTTCTACCTCTATCTGTTGTTCTTGGTGCTTGGTGGTTGTCATTAAATGGAAAGCCTTGAGATTCGTGTGAGTTTTGGTCACTGTTAGTCGTTAAAATAGAGTGCCTGTGATTAGGCATACGACCTGTACTTAAAGTATGGTTATTAACACCAATTGCTATGCTATTGCTATTTGTACTCTGAGAAGTGTTGTTAGTATTATTACCTCCGTTTGCTATAGAACCTCCCTGAGTTGCGTTAGCAATAGAAATATTAGTGATTGTTGTTGAATTAGTATTATTTCCGTCATCTCCTACTGTTCCACCTTGTGTAGAGTTGTTTGTATTATTACCACCATTAGCAATAGACCCTCCTTGTGTCGTAGAAGAAATCGAGCCACTTTGTGTTGTATTAGAAATAGAACCAGAAACACCTCTGTTTGCAAGAGCTGTTGTAAAATCCACAGAGCCACCAGAACTTGCTGATCCAGAGACTACACGCAATGCTCTTTCGTTTGTATCAGTTGTGTCTTTAGTCCAACCTGTAGGTGCAGACGTTTGTTGAAATAACATACGAGTGCCCGAAGGAAATGCAGTTGCAGCTCCACTAGTAATGTAACCAGCACCATTGGTAAGTTGATTATTATTTGTGACGTTAGTTGCTGAAGCTGCTATGCCATTAAGTTTTGATAACAAAGCATCCGTAAAAGCGTTTGTGTTGCTGTTTGCTTCGTAGGCAGTTTTTATTTCTGAATTACTTTGATCTGCGGTTGCATTAGCTTCAATGCCATTAAGTTTTGTATGATCTGCGTCTGTAAATACGTTGCTATCACTGGCACTTTCAACTAAAGTTCTTATCTCTGACGCTGTTTGATCTGCTGTAGCTCCATCTTCTACATTTAGAATAGTTTGTGCTTCAGAACGAGTTAAAAATTGTACATCGCCAGTTCCAGAAAGAACACGACCTAAAATTCTATTTGGTAATATTTGCGCTAATTTTGAACTAGATACTGCATTATTAGCAATTTTATCTGTTGTTATAGCGTTGTTATCAATAGTAAAAGTTGCACCGCTATTGCTGACAGTTATATCTCCTTTATCTCCATCACTAACACCAGCAGCAGCACCTATTTCTTGAATAGAACCATTGTCTTTTTTTGTAAATAATTGACCTGTATCTGTTCGTACTGCTACTTCTCCTGCTACTAAATCACTGGCACTGGGGTCGCTTCCTGACCCGTTTTTTAGCTTGATTTGATTAGCCATGAGCTATAACCTCCTATAGCTTAGTAGGTGCCACCATTAACATCAAAATTGCTAGTACTGCCATCTTCTAAAAAAGTAACTAAATCAGAGAGAGCTACTTGTTTCATTGTGCCATTGTCATTAATTACCATGCGATCTGCAGTGGCTAAAGTTGTTGATGTGGCAGAGGTGTTTCCATCTACAATATTTAATTCTGCAGTAGTAGATGTAATTCCGTCTAGTACATTTATTTCAGTAGCAGTTGATGTAACTCCGTCTAAAATATTTAGCTCTGCAGTTGTTGATGTAACTCCATCTAACAAATTTAATTCAGCAGTGGTTAATGTTGCTCCATCTAGTATTGCTACTTCTGTTCCTGTTAAATCAGCTAAGGCACTAGCTGTACCACTAGACATTGTTGCAAGTTCTGTTAATTCAGAATCTAATGGTTGTTTATTGTCTAATTGTGTTTGTATCGCAGAAGTAACACCGTCAACGTAATTTAATTCTGCAGTAGATAACGTTGCACCATCTAATATCTGAACTTCTGCAGCTGTTAAATCAGCTAAACTATTAGCTGTTGTCTGAGCCATTGTAGATAGCTCTGTTAATTTATCTGTATGTGGTTCTACATCTGTTCCAATAACTAATCCAAGATTTGTTCTGGCACCTGATGCAGAGGTACTTCCTGTACCTCCATCAGATACAGCTAAAGTTCCTGTTATAGAACTTGCTCCTAAATCAACCGCAAGTTCTGTTGATTCTATAACTACACCACCATTAGATTTTAAATCTAAAGAAAGTGTGTTTCCAGACTTATCTAAACCATCTCCTGCAATAATTTGACCAGCACCAGAAAACTGTGCAAAAGTTAAATTATTTGTGCCAACAACAGCAGACCCTTTGTTATTAGTGCAAACAAATCCATTTTCAGCATTAACAGTTCCCTGTTCTACAAATACAAAAGCACCAGCTGCATCTGCACCAGTATCTAAATCGTCAACTCTTGTAGGTGCACCAGAAGAATTAACTTTATAAATTCCATTTTCAGTTGCAGTATTTTGATTTTTAATTAATATCCTGTCATTTGTTGATAGAGTTATTCCATCAATTGTTTGTCCATTTGCAAATGCAGAAGATAATGTACCATTGGCTGTAGTTGTAGCCACAACAGAATCTTTAACATCTAAACCTTGAGCTACACCATCTACATATCCTTTGTTAGCAGCATCTGCATCTGCAGTTGGGTCTGCCAAGCCTGTAATCTTTTGTGAATTAAGACTTACAGCACCATTTGGAGCAGTTAATTCATTTAATCTATTTGTTCTTACACCGGTATCAAAATCAGATATTTTTGTATGAGCTATTGAGGGTATATCAGCAGCAACTAAACTTCTAAATGTAGGTGCTGCTGCACTTCCTGTTGTTGGACCACTTAATATTGTATTCGCATTTCTAGTGTCTGTTTTATTAAAGAAAGCTCCTGCACCACCAACAGTAATTATTGAACTTGCTGAAGGTGGGGTTGAACCATTATCCCCAAAACCATAATATAATTTTAAATCAGCTTCATTAAATGCTAATTCAGAGGGAGATAAACTAGATGGTGCACCAGCCGAGCCACTTGCAGCTCTTTTTTTAATTCTTATAGTGTTTGACATAGCTTAAAAATTTCCCCCATTAACAAGTGATAATTTAGTTGTGGTGTTGTCTGCTTTAAATGTAGCACTACTCTGGTCATAGTACACTACTGAACCATCTACTTTATTTGTTTCATTAAGATCTATACCTTTAGGACCTTGTGGTCCTAAAGTTCCAACAGTAACGACAGTAGTGTCTCCTTCATTAACTGTAACAGTATTTTTAGTTGTAGTTATGTTTACTGATGTCATGCTGTATATCCCTCTGAAACAAATATACTACCTTCCAAATAGTATTCCTTTAAACTAGATGGATTAGTAAGAGCAACGTCATATTTTAAAACACTTGGAGTAAAAGTTGTTGTTTGTGTATCTGTTAAAGCCATATCAATAGTACCTGTTGCTCTATTTGTATATGTAATAGTCCAATCTGCATATTTATTTTCTCTGGCATCATCCCAAACTTGTGCTGCAACAGTATATCCAGTTAAATCAATTGCATTATTATTTGAGTCTTTAAAAACAAGTTGAATACTATGATCTGACCTTCTTTGTACGGTCATATCATAAGTAGCAGGAGATATTGCCATAGTTTTATTTTAAATATAACTGAGAAAATTTCATAATGCTATTTTGCTTCTAATGCTTCTACTCTTGTAATAAGTTCCTGCAAAGCGGCTACTGTTACAGTTACTAATTTTGATGAATCAAGTTGTTGATAAATTGGGTCATCTTTTTTCATGCCTGCAGCATCATTATCTTCTGGTTGTACTGCATCTTTTTCTCCAATAACTGCTTCAGGACAAACTTCAGCAACTTCATGTGCTAAAAATCCATCATAAGTAACGTAAGATTCAGGACTGTCTGTTTTAGCTTGTATAAAATTATATCTTTTTGGCTTAAGTTTTTTTAATCTATCAATAGCACCAGTTAAATCAACAATATTTTCTTTAAGCCTATAATCAGATTCTCCTGCAATAACAATACCTGAACCATCAGATTGTATTCTTATACTGCCTTGTTCACTACCATTTTTACGGAAAGTTATCATCTGTCCACCATTACTATTGGTATTCAAACTCATTGTTGTATTGGCATTATGTCTACTTACATGAATACAATGTGCATCTTCTATAGATACACCAGCAACATTATTACTGCTATTAAATCCGGGAATATCTGTTGAGTCTTGATTAATTCTAAATGCACCTGTACTTCTTATTGTCATTCGTACAGTATTTGACCCACCATTAGGTTGTGTGGCAAACGTTAATTTTCCTGCTGTATCTCCCTCTGTATCTCTTTTTGCAAAAATATGAGCAATGTCATTTGAACCATTATTAGCATCAAAACCACCCACAATTTCACCAGCACTCACAGTGCCAGTATTTCTAAAAGAAATAAATGGCTTTCCAAAAGTACCTGAACTATCATTACCGACAATTTGTACTACTGCATCTCCAACTGCTGCAACATTCTGTTTACCCATTAAGATTTTTCCTGCACCAGACAATGTCATTATTGAATTACTATCGTTTCTAAATGATATTTGATCTGGCGAACTTGATCTTGAACCACCATTTAACTGAATATTTCCACCCAATGCTGAACCAGAGCCACCTGAAATATTTAACTGTGATGTATTATTTTCTCTAAAAATTTGAGATATTCCATTCATTGTAGTGACACTAGAGTTTGTTCCCAAGTCTGATCTAGTTAATAAAGTACTTGTAACGTGTGGAATAGTAATAGTTCTTGCACCAGCACCACCAGCTGGTGTAGCTTGTTGTAGATTTAATGTCCCATTAGAGTGGGCAAATTGTACAGTATTACCACTATTAAGCAATAATCCACTTGTATTTACTGTTGCTCGTCTTGTACCATTTACAGTGAAATCAATAGTGGTTGTAGATGCTTCTGAATAAAGTCCTGTATCGGAATCTCCAAAGCTCATTGCTGGTGCAGAAGCGGATTGGCTAGTTCTTTCTAAAGAAAGCAGACCTGTCATAGTAGTACCGCCTGCATTCATAAAACCTAAGTTTGATTGTGTTATATCTCCAATTGTTGTTATGCCATTACTTGCCTTTATTTTTAAGTTATTACCATCAAGAAACATAGTTCCTGTAGTTGCATAAGATGGTGTACCTGAACCACTATTAGTTGATAGGACTGCAGCAAATACAGCATTTAAGTCTCCTAAGACCTGAGCACCTGTACCATCATCAATCGTATAATCTTGTCTTGCCATATTAAAGGTGTTTTTTACATTCTACACTCCTTTACCAAAACCACTAGCAGTATATGAAAAGTTCCTAGCAACACTTGCAGTATTGTTATTTTTGTCTTTTATGGTTAGTCTAAATCCTGTCCTTGTAATATTTGAAATTTGCACTGTTTCTGCAAATTGCAAATCATTAACTGTTACACCGACAACTGGAAGATATGTTCCACCTGTAAAACTGCTTGAACCTGTAAAAAATGGACTTTGAAAAACTACATCTTTAACTCCATTTGCTGTTACTAGGGCATTTCCATTTGAATCAACATCTGAAAATTCAGTTCTTGATTCGAATTGTAATTTGTAACCAGCTTCAATAACATTAATATTTTGTGCTGGATCAGTAGATTCAAGTTCAAGAAAAAACCTAAAAAATCTACCTGTAAAAACACCACTTGAAAAAACTTGTGAAGGAGCAAATGCTGCAGCGCCATCAGCTTTTATACCAACAGAAAGTTTAGCTTCAACATGATCTGCAGATGGACCAGAAAAATTACCATCAAGTGCATAATTTTCCCAAGTAACACCATTAGGTGGTCCAGTAATTAATTGTGTAATATTTGAATTATCAATAACACCAACAACAGTTAATATTCTGTCAATTAAAACTGGATAATCAGCTCCTAAATCTACATCAGTAGCAAATGTATAATTACCTGTTGTATTATTTGATGTAAGTTTTAATTTGTTAGTAGCAAAAACAGTTACACCATTTTTTGTACCATTAAAATTATTATCTTCTTCTTCATGTATTTCAGCAATTTTCTTTGGTATTGAATCGGGTTTAATAATTAAAACTGATACTGCATTTTTACTAAATCTATTGCCATCATCAGCAAATTTTACTAAATATTCTCCAGACATAGCAGGAACAACTGCTTCTGTGCTAGAACCAGCTATAGCCTCAACTAAATTAGCTGAATTATTCCATGAACCAGAGCCATCTGTTTTACTGTTGTGCTTGATATAAACAGAACCACCATGTATAACATCAAGATCGGTTGACTTATTCCATCTTAATCTAATATTTTTATCGTCAACTGGTTCAAAACCTAATCCACTTACATTAGCAGGAGGTTCAGATAAACCAACTGCTTCAAAAGTTAAACTGGTAAATTGTGCTGATGGTAATTCTAAAGCATTCAGAGAATATACTCTAAATTCATATCGACCACGTTTTGTATTTTCTAGAGTAAGATCTGGACTATAAACAGTTTCAGTTACCCAGTTTCCTTGTGACCTAACTCCCGTTGTTGTATTTAAAACACTATATCTATATTGGACTATATATTTTGATACACCAGTTACATTTGGCCATGATAATAAAATAAAGTTGATTGCCTTATTTCTGATAGCAACTATTCTTTCAGTTGCCTGTAAACTTGCTGGTTGACTTGGAGGTTGATTTACTAAGGATATATTTCTAGGTTGCAACTCTATACCCTGTTCAATATTCGCATATTTACCATCATTATATTTAACAGCAGAAATTGAATAGTTTATACCATCTTGTTCTTCAATAGTTACAACCCTGAATTTTTGTGATTGTAATAATGAGCTTTGTGCTAACCAAATAGTATTGTTATTTACTTTTTTTGTTGAGGTATCAGAAAAAGCACTTGTTACTTTTAATTGCTTTGGATTTGTTTGTTGTAATGTAAGACTGTCAGAAACATTAATATCTCTTGTCTCAATAGTTCCATCTGACATTATTACACTTATTTGTTGATCACTTCCAATTAACTTTTCTAATAATGTAGTTGTATCATCTAGGGTTAATATTGTATTTGTAGCATCTATTGTATTAACTCTTCCTCCTGCACGTTGTAATGATTTAACAGGGTCAGCAATTTCAATGACTTGGCCGGGTCTTACAATTGCTCCTGCTTCTATAGATGTAGAAAAACTAACTATTTCAGACTCTTCTTCTTCTGCAAATACAATTGCTTTTGCTAATCTTAGTGCTTGTTTTTCAGATGTACAACCAAATGCTTTTACAGTCTTTTCGATAAAACCAAACTTATCTGTTCTAGCTTTTTGAACTGGATCTGTTCCGTCTAATCCATAAACTGCATAATCAATTTCTCTTGTATCATTATTAAAAAAACTTACTTTAATAACTGTATGTCTTTGTTTTGAACTTGCTCCCGAATAGTTAAACCCAGATTCAGTAACATTTGACAAATTAAAAAGATATGTAGCATCAGTAGGTTTATCCTGAGTTATTGTTAGCGTTCCACTTGACCATATTGGCATACATCTCATAATTCCAGCTAATTCATTAATTAAGTTATATGCTTCGTTTGAGTTTTGAATATTTGCATTGCAACTAAATCGTGCTTCTCCATCCACAACCTCATTTGAATATCTGCTAGCAGCAACAAAGCTTTGTATATCTATAGTGCTTGATGTTCCACTTGCAGTAAAACTATTAGTGGGGTCTAAAAAGGAACCAAATCCATATCTTGAATTAGTCATTAAATCAAGCAAAATCATAGCTGGACAAGTTGTCCATTGTGCATGACCCATAGTTCCACCAAATACATATCCAAATGGATAATTTATTCTGCCATCTGCTAAATCAACATTTGGTGTAATTTTATATGTACACGTTCCAGTTATAGTACTGCCTGCATTATTAGAACTAACGGTGTATCTAAATGAATTTCCACTTATAGTTTCAATCGGATTAAATCCCTGAATAGAACCATTACCACCAAAAACTGTTATAAAATCTCCATTTCTTAAATTATGGTCTGAACTTGTGGTTAAAGTAACTACTTGTGCAGAATAAGAAAAACTAGCACTTACACTTACAGCACTTACTCCGGGAATCCTAACTTTTATACCCCTTATACGATATGCTCTTTTTGGTATTCTTTGAAATTGCTCACTTGAAATACGCAACGCATTATATGCACAGTTTTCATATTCTCTTTTATCGTGAAAAACTTTTGTAAGGCTTGATAAGAAAAATTTATCTTGGAATTTTTCTTCATCAGCTGTTGCTACATCATCTGTTTTTCTAACTATTCTTACATATACCCTTGTAAAATCATTGTTGCCATCTAAATTTATTTTATATTCTTTTTGATACAGATCTCTACTTCTACCAGATATTCTTTCATTAGGAGAATTTTCAACTGTGTCATCAAAATCAGCATCAGAACCTACAACAGTTGCATAATTTAAAGTTCCTGTACCGTTACTGCCACCATAGTATGCAAGTTGTATTTTTAATTCAACTGTTGAACCTAATATATCTCCATTATCCTCGAGTCTTTGTAATGCAGGAAATTCAATAAGCACCTTTACAGCATCTACTCTTGATTCGTCATTAATGCCATTATTATCTGAAATAAATCTTGCTATCCCATCACTTACAGAACCATCTGGATTTTTATGTTTTACTTCTATTGGACTTGTAATTTGATTTGTACTTTCTAAATTCAAATCTTCAATAGCTGTTATAGGGTCTTGAGTTGCAGTACCAAATCTAGTTTTAAATGTAATATCTTGAAAATTAAAATCACTTTGACTTGGGTTTTGTACCTTTGACAAATATTCACTTGAATCTGTTGCAACCGCAAAAGCTGGTGTTCCATCAAGAAATACATCACTTAAGGCAGAATTTGTATAATGACCAGCAGTCTTTGCAATTCCTTTTTTTGATGGGGTTGCAAAACCCTCTATCTCTCCTTCTGATACTAAATCTAATACTGTTGCAAATTGTTTGCTCTCAAGGGTATCTGGTGCCTTTACAGGGGTACGTGTACCCCCACCACCAAATAATCCACCAGCACCTTGAATTTTTTTTGTCATTCTGTTTCTACTTGTATTTGGTTTGTATCTACAGAGGCAGAAATAACCACTGAACCAGTTGTTATTTCTCCATATACTACAGGCAATGTAGTTCCGGGTCTAGCTGTATTTTGTATTCCACTAAAACTAAACGACAATCTTGGGTCTGTTTCGATTTCAGGTGCTTCAGGTAATGGGAATAATAATTCTTGAACACCACCAAGCATCAATGCACTTCCTAAATAAAATGCAGATTTACTTAAAAAACTAGCTGTTTTAAAAGAGGCTACAAAACCTTTTCCAAAAGTAAGTGACCCACTTCCTAGAGTCATAGGAAATCCAAACGATAAACCAATTAACAATGCACCAAGTAATATTTTCCCAAATCCTCTTCCACCAGCACCAGTAATAACAGGAACTAAACTTACTTCTGAATTACCAATTGGAAACTCAAGTTCTTCCTCTCCTAATTCCTGCCCATCAACAATTACTTTATAGTATTTATCAGACATATATTTTTCAACACCAGCAAAATTATGCAATAAAAATCTAATAGCATCTATAGGATTATTTAGTACAACCTCAAATTCTTTATGGCCAATAAAATCAGCCAAATCCCCATATAATTTAAGTGTTTTCAACATATCTATACCTCTTTGCTGTTGATTTTAGCAACCACAAACTATAAGGTTCCCTACAACTTAGTCTACCCGCTAAATGATGCAGAACCATATCTCCTAAAAAAATTGCTACATGATTTAAAGTTGGATGCAAAATACTCATTAATAAAACATCTCCAACCTGTAAATTTTCTCCTAATCTTAGTTCTCTAAATCCTGTTCGCCAAGCATAACTCTCAAATAATGGGTCCATAACAAATTCCTCCGCAGACATACTTCTGTCATAATCTTTCAAAATAATATTTTTCTCTTTTTTATAATAATCTCTTACTAAACTCCAACAATCAGTTACACCCCATATCCATTTACGACCAATTAAATCTGGCACATATCCATCTGGCTGTTTATATATAAATTTTTTACTTCTAGGGTCAACAATATACCAAGGCAATTTACTTTTTTCACAATTAATTTTATCTGATTCACTGAAAACTAGGTCTGAATTAGGATGGCTATGAATGACAGCAATAATATTTCCTAATTTACTTGCTTTTAAATAATCAGTTGGATTTAAAATAAAAGTTTGTTCTGGATTTGATGCAGTATTATCACATTCAATATATTTTTCTTTACCTTTTACATTAACTAATAAACCAACTGACTCTTGCGGTGCGCAAGTTTCAGCGTGTGTTAATGCTTTTTCTTTCCAATCCATTAAATAAATGAGCCTAAAGCTGGAAATAAATCTCTAGTGCATTGTCTTTTTGGTGCTTTAACACCGATAAGATCAAATGCAGCAGCTAATTCAAATTCAACAACTTCTCTGTTTTCGTTGGCTTTTCTATCAATTGAATAAATTTCTCTTGGAAACTCTGCATCTGGGTCTGGAGTTCCAAATGGATTTGTATTATTAGGAAAATTATCTGCATCTAAAAAACGTGCCAGTGTTCTTATTCTTGTTACTGTTGCCCCCATTAAATCATTGCCACTTGTATTTGTATTAACTAAAGTCAATATTGATGACATTGCTCCATCAATATTTGATACAAAAAATTTAGGTCTAGGTAACTGTCCTTTTTGATATGCAAAACCTTCGGCAATAACTGGCAGTCTTTGATATGTTTGTCCGTTCCATTTTATATTTCCATTTGATTGTAAATTTGTTCCCCCATGAAATCTATATGTAGTAGATGCACCATGTAATGTATTGTCTAATTGCAATTCAAATAATTCTATAATTGCAGATGGATTAGGTTTTTGTATATCACTATAAACAGGTAAATTATCAATTGTCATGGTTCAAATACCTCTCTGAATGTTGCATTTATGGTAGCTCTATTGTTATATGGTATTGTTTTACTCCACTGCTCACATACAACTTTTCTAGTTACACTTTCTCCTTCAGGAGCAAAGTTAAAACTAGATGCATTTCTATGTTGTAAGTCTAAGAAATCTTCTATTTTTTGAGCATCATCCTTAGATTTTTCAAATCGCAAAGTATATACTTTTGGATTTTGATTTTGCGGTAATCCAAAAACTACTCTCTGCTCAAACCCATCTGCAAAACGTGTAACTCTTGTTAATGGTGCAGATGTTTTCTGCATACCATAAGAGGCTTTAGTTCCCCCTGCTGAAGTTCCAACATCTAAATCATTAAATGTAGCCATTATGCAAGTAATCCTCCGGGTCTTTTTTGTTGTATTAATTCTGATTGTATAGCAACAGATAAAGCTCTTCCAAGTTCTCTACCACCTGATTCATCTCCTTCAACAGCAGAACCACTTGCATCTACATTTACAACTATATTAGTAGTCATTCCACCTAATTTATTATTTGGAATAATTGTTCCAGCAGTACTAGGAACAAACAACTCTGGTCCTTTTTCTCCGACAATAGATGCTTTACCTACAGGTGGTCTACCTCCATTTGCAAAGCCGGGAAGGTTTGCAAATATTCCAAGTCCTGTACTTTTAAGCAATGTGTTTATACCCATTCTTAAAAGGCTGTTTGCTAAATCATTTATTATATTTTTTGCGGCTTCTCCTAATGCCATTGTGCCATTTATTGCTCCAACTAAAGCATCAGATATTTGAGAACCAATTGTATCTCCTATCTCAGCAAACGAATCTGCAATAGTTTTTGTTTTATTATTCATAGTGTCTAATTTATTATTTGTATCTCCAAGAATTTTATTTATTTCTTTATTTTTTTGTGCTTCTTTTACTAAAGCATTTGTTTTATCCTCTGTCACTTCAAAGTTTTTTTGTTTTAGTTTTTCTGTTTCAATATTTTGTTTTGTAAGTTCTTTTGTTTGTTCTTTTAAAAATTTATTAGCTTCTTTATTTCCAAACAAACCAAGTTTTACATCATCCCCAAATTTTAATTTTGTAAGTCTAAGTGCATCATCTCTTGCTTGATTTTCTGCAGTTATAACATTGCTGAAACCAATTTTACCAATATTTTGAAATCGTTTAAAAACTCTATCAATTGCTTGAACTGCTTTTGTTGTTTGGTCTAATACAAATTTAATTGTTGGTCCTAATATTTCACCAACAGTTCTTGCTAATGTTTGTACTGAATCAACAAGGGTAGATAATTTACCATTTAAAGTTGTAGCTTGTTTCGTTGCACCACCAAAAAATGCACCACCTTCACTTGTAAGATTAATTAATGCCTGATTAACGAGTTCAGCACCAATTTTTCCTTTACGCATTGCTGATTCAAATTCTTCTCCTTGCAAACCTGTTATTTTTTTAAGTTCAGTAGTAATGTCTACTCCTCTTTCTAATAACTGTAGTTCTTCTTCTCTCTGTAATTTACCCTTTGCTCTTATCTGTCCAAAAGCTAATGCAATGCCTTGAAGGTCTGCACCTGTTGCTCCTGCAACATTAGCTAATCTTTTTGTTGTATCAACTAATTCATCTGTTTCAAAACCAAAAGCTTTTAATCTTTTGGTTTGTTCAATTAATTCACTACTTGTAAATGGTGTTACAGCACCAAAATCTTGTATTTCTTTTATTATCGTGTTTGTTTTGCTAAGTGAACCAGTTAAAACTTCTAAACTTTTTCTTTGTGTTTCAAGTTCTGCAGTTTGCACAAAAACAAATCTTGCTGTAGCAGCAATTGCTAATGCTTTTAATAAAGGTGCAATTGATCTTGTAAATGTTTTTACACCTCCTGCAGCACCTCTTGCAGCATTACCACTATTTCTAAATGATCGACTTGATCTATCTAATCTATTTTTTAATTTATCAGTATTATTAGATAATGTTTTTGTAATTGCATTAGTTTTATTTAATGAACTAATAGCATTTTGTGCATTAACTATTAATTCAACTGTCGAACGAGCCACAAAACTAAGAATCTTTACTCTATATTACCTTGTTTTATGTTTTTGACGATTTATTTCTTGTTTTTCTCTTTCATTTTTAACGTCAAAATACGCTGCCCAGAATACTAACTCTTCTTCTGTAATAGATTTTCTTAATTCTTGTAATGTTTTACCAAGTTTTGCTGCGAGAAAAAACTCAAAATTGAGCCAATGATCTCGCTTTATTAGTTTTTTGCTGGTGTTACATCAATATTTATATTCATCATAAATAATTCCAGATCATTTAAAACTGTTTCTGGCAAAAATCTTTTTAAATTTTCTGCATCTGCAGAAGCAAAAGCTTTTGTTCCATCTTCATTTTGGGCTAATTGACATAATAATCTTGTTGAAACTGCAAGAGCTTCATCTGTACCAGTTGCAGCTTGTGCTTGTATTCTGTCGTATCTAGTTAATGGTGGAAAATATATATCCTTTAAATGAGTGCCATCAGGGTTTTTTAATTCAAACTTTCTTCTTTCATGCATTACAGATTCATATGCTTCTGTAATGAGGTCAACGGTTCTTTTTGCTGGCATAGGGTTTTAATTGTATTACCCTAATATACTATACAGTTGAGTTAATGGTACCAGTAGTAATAAACGTAATGGCTATTTCCTCTATCTCTCCCATTGTGGCCGAATGCTCTGCATTTGTAATAATAACTGATGCTGCAATTTTCTTTGCAGCTGTATCTCTATCTGGAAACAGCTCAATCAAACCATCTCCATTATCTCCTGTTGCAAGAGCATCATCAATAAATGCTTGATAATCACTATTGCCTGAAGCATTATAGAGAACTGTTGCTCCACCTTCTCCTGAAATCTGACCTCCAACAAATGTTTTAAATGTGTCTCCCATGACAGTTGTTTCTTGTGTATCTTTTGTTATAGAAAGATTCCATGCTCTGAGATCACTGACAATAGCTTCAGTTCCACCAGCATTATTAAACATTAGTTTGCCAACATCTCCCTTGGTAGCCATAACAGAAAAAAGTATTTATTTTATATTAACCTTTTTTTGACTTTTTTACATCTATTTCACAATTTTGTTGGCTCTCATAATATTTCCTACATTCTGGATCCCAGTACTTTGCATCCCTTCTTCCTTTTACAGCCTCGATTGCATCAAGCATTGGTTCTGTTATTTCAAGTTTAGGCATAATTAGAGTTCCTCATATATTTCAAAAGTTATTCTTAATTGTGTTTGAAATTTACCCTCAGCAGTAGTTGTTAAAACTTCTGGACCAACGGCAGAATCAAAAATAACATTTGAAACTGTAATGTTATTGTATAAGTCTCTTAGTCTTTTGCCAATGACTAAATTCTCTCCTAATCCAACACCTTCTTCTGTAAATATATCTAAAATTAATAAACCTGTAATGCTATTTGTAGAGTTTTGACTTCCACCCATTGTTAAATAGTTTGATACTCCAAAACTTGTTTGACAATGCACAAACGACTCAACAGTTGACATATCAAAAGGCATATTATGAAAAACAACCGAAACTATTGGTGGTTCTTTTAATTCAGTAATAAGTCTTTGCTCTATTGTTTTACGAACATTATTTAGATTTACAGCAGCCATAATTATCTACCAAATTTTTGTTGAATGTGTTGTTGAATTTGTTTTGCTATTAATTCTGGATAACCCCTTGTTGTACCTTTTGTTGTCCTGTATTGTCCTTGCCAACTTGGAGGTAAATTAGTTCCAAATGCAACAGGTTCAGCATATTCTACATTTGTTGAAACAACCCCTTTAAATGGTTTAATATCACTATTCCATGATCTTGCTAAATTACCAGAAACTTTTGGTGTTTCGAATACAACTTTTTCTTCCCATAGCAATGTTGCACTTTGAACAACTTTAACTACATCTTTATAAAATTTTTCGTCAACAATAGAATCAAGTCTTATTTCTCTTGCCATTATGCTCTCAGATAAATTAAATATTTAATATTAGTATTATCTTGAACATCAGTATCAATTCTTATAATTCTATATTCGATTGAACTTATTATTACTTTATCTTTTGTTGTTGGGGTAAATGTTAAAGCACTAGCTGCAACATTTACCTTTTTATCATTTTGAGAAACTAAATCACTAATTTCTACAGTAGAAACATCTTCAAGATGGCCTTTTATAGTAACAGATTGTTGATTCTTTACTACCTTTCCGTTAACAGGGTCATAAGAACTTACAATTGTTCTTTTTATTGTTATATCGCCACCAAATCTCATTAATGTTTTGTTAGCAACTTTTTGTAGTGATGATGCAATACCCATTACAATTTATATGCAATAACAGTACCACTTGAAAGGGTAATACTTGTAATGACTCCTTCGATTTTACAGTTTGACTTTAAATCAATACTTGTTAAATCGCCAGTAATATTTTCTGCAACTAATGTTGCAATAGCAGAATCTTTAAGTGCTTGAACACAGCCAAATCTACCTGTAACTGCACTAGTGTCATTGATAATAACTGCTGCTGGATAGTAAGTCATTTTAACTCCTTTTAATTGCAATGTTTCCGGGTCCGCTAATTCGCAAACCTGTAAAATACCTTTCAAACAATGGTGGTACTCTATCAGCACCAACAGCACCATAGAAATTTGGTGTTGCTTCTATGTTACCTAGTTTTACAGTTTTGTAATCTTCTAGACCACTTAATCCTAACCCATCTCTATTGTTATTCAAATATACAGCTAAAATACTTTGTGCTTCTTTTACTTGAAAAGGAATCTCTGTTGCAGTGTAATAATCAGTTGTAACTCTATATGGAAATCCAACAGAATAAGTGCTTACGAATTTATCTGGTTTTCTAACTCCTACTCTTGGCCATTGTAAAACTTGTGTATCTGTAGCCTGTGCTCCAATAAATCTTTCACGATCAACTCTAATAGCAGCAGTTACTAAGGCTCTATTTTTATTGTCATCTGTAGCAGAAATCCATGCTTGGACATCATCATCAATAATTAATCCTTCAATAAATGTGTTTGCATCAGAAAGTGTTATATAACTATTCGCTGATGCTCCCCCCACTGTTGCGTCTATCGTGATTGCCATTTTCTTTTAATTTAGGCTTACGTTTTGTTTTTTTTAAAGGGACAGGGGCTACTTGTTTAGTAGCCTCCTGTTCTCTCATTCGTCTAAATGCGAACATTCCCATTAACTTGCAGAACCTTTGAAAATTCCGAAATTAATTACAACTGCTTCAGATAAAGAACCAGCAGATACATTTGTAACTGTGATCTTAAATGAACCAGCCGCTACAGCACTTACTCCTAATAAATAGGAACCAGCAGTACCACCAGAAGCTATTGCAACAAAAGGAATATCTGCAGCAGCTACTTTATCGTTTGTAACTTCAAAAGTTGCTTCAGCAGCAGCACCTAAAGCTGCATCATTCATAGTGATAACACCTGATTCAGTATTAAGTGTTACTCCAGTAGTTTTGTTAGTTGCTTGGGTTACAGAACCACCAGTTGTTGGTCCAGTAAGTTTTCCAGCAGTAACCTCAAATAAAGATGGCATAATAATTTACCTCTAGTCTTGAGTAGATACGTTAGTTGCTCTAACGATACCAATGTTCTTTGTCTCGTAGACTTTCGACCAGTTGCCTACAGTTGCAAGTTGTGTTCTGTTTGGATTAGTTGTTGTAACTGCCCATTTTGAACCAACAGGATGATATGTGTAATGCAAGTCAATAGCCATTGCATCTGATTTAGCCAGAATGTCTCTGTCTGTTTCAGTTGTAAGACCAGCTTGCTCTCCACTAGCTACAGCACCAGCAGTAAAGAAATATGTACTGTATTCAGTTGAAGAACCACTGCCTGTAGTAGAAACATCATCTGAAACAATAACTCTTAATCCACAATATGTTGGGACTGTATCATTACCAGCAGTATAAGCACCTGTGATAGAACCACCAGAAGCAGTTGCAGATCCACCATTGCCATCTGATGCAAGAACATAGTCAACCATTTTTCTTTCAACAAGATCATAGTAAACTTTGCTATGCATACAAACTGCTGTAAGTTTGTCTCCTTGATCTCCCAGTATTGATCTAGCCTTTGCTACGTGTCTTGGAGATAATCCTGTTGGAGTATCACTAGAGCCACCATCAATAGTTAGACCAAAAAATGCAGCATTAGAATCTGTTGAGTTAACAGAACCAAATACACCATCAAGACAAGCAAGTAAATCTTTTTGTCTTTGGTTTGCAATATATGCACCAATTTTTTGACCAATTGCTGCCATTGGATCTGCACCAGAAGCTAATGCAGCTAAATCTCTTGATTCAAATGCACGACCTCTGTGTAAAATAACACCAACTTGTTTGTCAGTTGAAATTTTGCCGGGTGTCAAAGAACTTGAATCTGATAAAACCTCAAAGTCTCCACTTAAGTTTGCAGAGAAAAAAGGTACATTAACGAAATCTCCACCTTCAGTAGCATTTAACTCAGCCATAGGCGCAACCACACCGCTTGCAAGAAATGAATCTCTAGCAGTAGTTTGCTCTATGACATATGGAGTAAATACCTCTGGAATGATGAGATCACTCCTAAGAACTGCCATGTGTTCAAGAATAAAAAATTAACGGTTGTGGGCGTAACCCTATTTGACTTAGCGTAGCCTTGCCTAATATTTACATATTAACGTGTTTTAGCAATATCTCTCAACTTTTGCCAAGTTTCCTTACCATAAGTTTTAAAAATACGACCTTGTTCTGTAATATCCTCACTGTTTTTAAGAAATGGTTTTAACATATCCTCTGAAAAATTATCTGAAGATGGTCTTGAAATAGGTGCTCCTCCACCTGTAGGCATTTTACTTTTCAGTAAATATGGCTTTTCTTTCTCTAGTTTGTTTTTCACATATTCTTGTACTGGCAGTTGTTCGTATCCATCTACAACAACTGGCACTCCATCTTTAATCTGTATTTGATCTTTTGGCACAAGATTATTTAATACCAATTCAGGGTCATGTGTAACGTCAGACAATGCTTGCATTGCTGGTGCAATAAGTTCAAGCTCTCTGTTTCGAGCTTCTAGCTTTGCTATTCGTTCTTTGTCTTCTGCTGACTTGTCTCGATATTGTTGTTCTAATAAATTTTTTGATTCTTCGTATTTACCCTCTCTTTCTAAATCTTCTTGCTCACGTTTTTGTTTAAAAGCAAGTAATGCTTCATAATCTTCTGGAACAGATTTATCTGATACAGGCTTTTGATTTTTTAATTTGCCAATAAGCTCATAATTTTTTGCTTCTAGCTTTTTAACAGATTCCCTGAGTTGATCAATTTCTGTGTTGTTTTCTTGTGGCGTAACCACTTCTTTGTTTTCTTCAGACATAAATTAGTCGTAAACTAAATGATTTATTGTAATTATATTACCATTTTACTTTTGCTGCCCAAAATGCTGCAGACATTTTTCCTCTTGCAATATTTTTTGCATGTCTAGCTAAAAAAGATTTGCGTCGAGCTTTACCTTTATCTGTTTTTGGATTTTTTCCTGCCCCAGATACACCTTGTTGACCAAATCTAATTAATTTTACTTTATCTCCTTCTTTTGCTAATACTGCATGGGATTTAGTTGGATGATTCGGAGTTCTTTTTGGTTTGTTAAAACCAGAAAAAGATTCTTTACCACGTTTAACTGTCATTTTTGTCTTTTCCTAGTTTTATTATAAATATCCTTATCAACTTTGCGTGCAGGGCCACCTCTCATATAGCTGTTGACACGAGCCATTGACCATGCAGCCATACTTACATTTCTACTTCCACTTGATAAATAGGCACCTTGGCCTTTTCTATATACAGAAGCTAATTCTCCATAGGTAAACCTAGTGCCTTCAGCTTTAGCTCTTAGTGCTTTTTTTGTTTTTTCGTTTAGTGGACTTCTTCTTTTTTTTTGTGACATCTTGGTTTACCCTAGATTTTTGTACAGCTTTAATGTCAATATACTCCCCTTTTCTGTAAGCCTCTGCAGTTCTCCTTATTTCAGCAGCTTTTGCAGCTCTGTTTTTAGACCCTTTCAGATAATTTTCTGGAATCTTACTCTTCTTCTTCTTTTTTCTTGGCATTTTTCTTGGGTTTTGTTTTTTTAGCTTCTGACAGCTTTTGTAATAATGTTTTTGCCATTATTTTTTACCACTTTTTTTTACTTTTTTCTTTTTCTTGGGTGGTCTACCCATTTTAGAACCATAAGTTCCCTTTCCCATTGGCATAGTAATTAAAGCAACTAACAATAGTATAACTTTTAAATTGCTTTTGGATATTTTTTAATTAAATCTTTTAAAGATAATTCTGTTCCATCATCACGAATTATCTGTCGTAGTGCATCTCTTGGACTTTTGTTCTTTTTATTTATCAGGTAATTAAAAAAAGGTTTTTTGTTTCCTAATGCTTTTGTTTGCATATCAGGGTTTCTTTTTAACCAATTGGGATAACTTAAATCTTGCGGTACTCTTCCTACCTCACTTGGTTTTGTAGCAGGAAATCTTCTTCTTAAATCTTCATCATCAATAATAGGAACAGTTGTTGATCTGCAATTAAAATGTTGTGGTGGCATTGGACCTTTACCATAACGAAATCTTTTTCCATCTAGACTTCCACATAGTGCAGTTGTCCTTGCATCAAGTATGGCTACATATTCATATTTTTTGGTTACTTCCTGATTTGATTCATATACAGCATGACTTGCCATTGTTTGTACTTGATTAACTGATGTTCTTACAATTGTAAGAACCTGATTATTTGCTAACCGCATGCCTGTACCGCCAGCAAGTGCTTGTGCTCTTGCTGTCATTGCCTGATTTTTACCAAATTGCAATCTACCTCTTAACCTTCTAGCAATTTTAGGTATGGCTTCTCCTTCTGTTAATCCCACCCTTATTTCCCTTGATATAAATTCAGCTTGTGTTGATGCAATTCCACGAAATGCTTTTTCAATTACCTCCCCGCTTGGTAATGTTATTGCTGCACCTTTAGCAGTCGTGAGGTTAAATGTTCTGCCAACTTGCGATTCTAGAGTTGGCAGAGTAAGAACATTAATTTTTGTTGGGTCGGTTGTAACTAAACTTTTTGCAAAATTTGCAGAAACCTTAACTGTATTTACATTTGCAGCTCCTATAGGCAATACTTTTTGTAATTCATTTGATACAAATTCTGTTTGAAATATGGCTAATGCTTGTAATTGATCTGTCATATAAGCTGTACCATCAACAGACCAACCTTCTAAACTTTCCTTAAACTGAACCAACATTGACCTTATCCTTGCAACTGTTGCAGGAGAACTTACTTCATCAATAACAGCTAATTTATTTGTTAAATCTAAAATGACATTATTGTAATTAGTAACTATTTGACGAGCAATCCGATTGCTATATCTATTTAGGTCAATAGCTTCTCTATAAAAACTTTCTGGAATTGACATAAATTACTCTTCATCTTCTTGCTCTGTCTCTTCTGGTGTTTCTTCTGGTTCATCTTTTTCTACTAATCCACCAGATTGTGTTGATTCAACTTCTTCTTCAACATCAAATTCATCTCCCAATACTTCTCCTTCATGTAATTGTTTAAGCAATGTTTCTTGTGTAATAGATCCTGATGTATAAAGTTGCAATAAAGCTTGTATCTCTTGTGGCTCTAATCTTTGTGATAAAAAGTCTCTATTAACAAAGCAACTTCCTGCTTCAGCATTTATATATTGACCATGAAATTGCAAACAGTTATCAATCATATCTTGCATTTGTTGTGCAACAACCATCATTGTTGAATCCCCTTGTGATCTATCAATTCTTTTTGCCTCTGCTGTTTCAGCAGATAACTTTTGTCCTAATACGGCAGCAAGACCTAATTCATTAATTTGATTTGATAAAACATCAAGTCTTTTAAATTGTGCATCATAACTTCTCCCAGCTGGTTCTATATATTCTGCTCTGCCTTCTGCAGGAAATGCAATTGCTTCGCCCGGTCCAGCAGATACTTCTTCTGAATTTTGTGGAAATCCATAAAATGCAAGCATTGGAACTGCTGATATATGTAATTGGTTGTCTAAATCAGATTGAATTTGATATGCCTTTAAATTAAGTTCGGCAATATCAGACATTGGTGGCCTTGATTCTAAAAGATTAAATCTATTTGCATATGCAACAGAAAATGGTATCTCTGGCAAACTTGTTGTTCCCTCATCAATTTTTAAGAATTTATTATTTTTACCTTTTTGATAAATTTCAAAACCTCCTCTTGTTAAAAAACGTACTTGTTCTACAATTTTTTCTCCGTATAAACCATCTGGCATTGATACTTTTTCAAGCAATCTCAATTGTGTAAATTTAACCTCCCCATCTATAACTTCAGTTCTGTATCCTAAAATGTCTCTCGGAGTATAGGTAACCCAATATGGCCTTCCACCTTGATTATTCTTTGGTGCATCAACTAAAACTCCAACATGTCCATATCTAACCATCTTTCTTGTAGTTTCATATGTCCAAACATTTAAATCATTTCCTTGCAAATCTACATCAAACAAATGCTCACGTATAGAGTCAGCAGTTTCATTTAATCTGACAGGTTTTCTTGTAAGCATTCCTGCCAACATTCTTTCTAATCTAAGATAAAACGGAGGACAAACAGACCTTGCTAGTCTGTTGTCATACGATTCATCAATTTCTCTAGGCTCTTGTGGTAAATAACGTCTGTGTCTTTTACGCATCTGATATGTGCCACCAAGTAAATCTTCTATTAGTAACCAATGTGGCTCTTGTGCAAACCAAGCAATGTTTGGGTCATTTATTTCTTTTCCTTGAGATTTAGTCTCTCTGTCGTAGTAGTTATAACCTGAGTACATTTTGCTCCAATGTTTTCTTAAGTGTAATAAATAATCTTAATAAAGCCTAATTCCTGTCTTACGACCAGCACCCATGTGTAATGGATTAAATAAACGCCAAGTAATGTAACCTAACGCATCATTCATGTGATCGTAACCAGCATCTTTATCAGGTTCTCCCTTTTCAGTATAACTTTGAAGTTCAAGACACTCAATTAATTTAGTAGCACTTGAATGAATTTGTAGTTTAACTTGACCTTTACCATTTTCAAGTAATCGTTGTACTGAATTAACTCTATCTCTTACAGGTGGATTTGCTTTAGGAGATTGATTTGAAAAACCATAACTTTCTAAAATTTGGATGTCGGTTTTCGAAGCGTTTGTGCTTCTGTTTCCTCCTGACGCATCAGGATAGACATATATTTTTTGGTTTGGATAGCGTCTTTTAATTTCTTGAGCAATTGAGTCGGTGTCATGAGATTCTTTAATTTCATCAACCACAAGTAAGCTGTCACCGATAGCAATACCAATTACGCAGTTCATATTCCCGATGTTAAAATCCAATCCAATTCTTAATGGTTCGTTTGTTATATCTGGCAACGTATCAGTGACATGGACAGTTCGGTTGAAACGATCATAAACTTGTCCTGTTGTTATATTACAAAACTCTCCGTTTAAATATGCTTGCAATAATCCCTTTTCGTAATTTTCTTCTAATCTTGTAATAAAGTCTTGTGGTAAATGCGGATTATCATATGTTCGCATTTTAATTAATTTACGATCTGTTTTCTTTTGTGCTTCGTTACTGCCAAAAGTATTCCACATCCATCTAAATCCTTCAGGTGTAGATGCGACACCAAACTGTCTTTGATTTCCAGAACGTAATCTTGCAAGTATTCTTGGAAAAGCTCTATCAGCAATAGATGGAGCAACAGTATCTATTTCGTCTGCGAGTACCCATGCAAGGTTTAGTCCTATAATTCTAGACCAGTTCTCAAAACTTCTACACAATATTCGTGCGTCGCCATCTGGTAAATGCAATAGGTATTCAGGAAGAGGAGACTGTCTTTGTGTATATGGGATTCCATAATCTTCTAAAAAAGTTTCGAAATCGTTTTGCCATATATCTCTTATTAATGGTGCAGTTGGTTCCATAACTGCACCTGTAAATCCTTGATTATTAATAGCTAGTTGTACAGCTTTTGCACATAAACTTCTTGTTTTGCCAGCACCATAACCAGCAGAAAGCCCAATAATTTGCGTATCTTGGTCATCAACAAATGCAAGTTGGCCGGGATGTAAGTCAGCTTTTATTTTTTCAATGATATCGTCACAACATAAATCAGCACCAGTTGTTGACTCTAATATTCTGCCTTCCCTATCAATGATACTCATAATAGTTGTGCAACTTTTGCCATTGTATTTATACAGCCAAGAGCTATGTGTGGCTGATTATTTCTTCTTGCATCTTGAGCTAATGTACTAAGTTGCGAAAGAACATCAGCTGTAAATTGCCTTCTGTCAACATCCCAATCTGTTGCCATCACTTCGTTTGCAGCACTTATATACTTATCTACTGCTCTTGGTTTGACCCCCCATTCTCTTACCCCATATGCGACAATTTCTGATCGCATAGTATTACGTGCTTTTAAAGCAGCAACTTTTCTTACTCGCCACTCTACTTCTTTTTTAGTTGATCTTTTTGCCATTTATTATTCAAAAAGTCTTTTTAGTTCTTTTGAACCACTTTTTGGTTGTTTCAGTTGAACTAATCGTAATCCATAATTATCTGTTTTTTGTAAATTTTCCCAATCTATATCTTTTCTTCTTATTAATTGTGTATCAAATTTTTGCCAATTATTTTGAATATGATGTTGTGGTCTTTGAAATTTTCTTGTAGTTTCTACAACCTTTGGCCACATTTTTTCTAAACTTCTTGCCATAGTTAAACGACCATCTCCTTTATAAAGCTGGTCAGTATTACCTCCTTTCATTGTCATTGTGTGCATTTTTTCTATTAAAAATGCATTAAAATTAACAGTGCAATATCCTAATGCAAGTGCTTGTAAACACAAGTCAGTATCTTCGTTATATCTACCACGCCATCTTATATCCAATGAATTATCAATTAACAATGTGGAATATACATGAGCATTTAACTGAAATGGAGGTTGGTTTCGTTTAATAGCAAACGAAACGTAATTTAATCCTGCAATAGCAATATTTGTATATCTATTTGTAAAATCTTCGCAGCATCTTAAACCAATATTGCCATTAACACGGATACGAGTGTTTTTGTATTTTCTATGAATACTGCGTATATTATCATCCATTATCCAATGTCTTTTTGCTCCAATTGATTTGCTATGTTCCCAAACAAAATTACGAACAGGAATAGAGCCTTGTCCTAAATTTTTAAATGGTGTAGTAATTATTATTGACGGGTCGTAATGTTTGGCATATTTATCAAATTCTTGTGGTTCTATAACAAGTTTAAAGTTAACTTTGTCTTTTAATAAAAAGTTAGCTGTCAGGCAAGTATCAGCTCTGCCTTTTGATATTACATAAACAGGATATTTAGGCTTCTTCATCTTCCACCTCAAATCCAACAGATGTCATATCTCTTCTTTCTTTTTCAGGAAACCATACGGATTCAGATGCCTTTTCTTTAAACTCAAATCCATTTTGTTCACAGAATGTTTTTTTATCTTCATATGATTCAAAATTAACTACTAGCTTTTTAGGGTCGTCAGATATTTCAAAATCTGGCATACCAATCCATTCTGCAGCATGATCTGTAGATTTAATTTCTGATGCTGGTCTTGTTACATACAACAAGTTCTGCAACATCATTTCATCATAGCCGGTACCTAAGAGATCACTTTTTTCCATGATCTCTTTAAGAATATTAGATAAAGCACGATCATCTACCTCGCCTAAATGCGAAACTTCATTATCGGCTGTTAGTAACTTAACAGCCTCAATACTATCTGATTCTAAATCTAATTTCAACACAGGCACAGAAGAAAGTCCTAAAGATTGTGCAGCTTTTACCACTCCATGTCCTGCAAGTATTGTATTATCATTGGCTACAATTACATTTCTGTATATTCCATTATCAGTAATACTTTGTTTTAAATGTTCTAGTTGGTCTGCAGGATGGGCTTTATAGTTTTTAGGATGTGGTTTTAAATCAGACACAGGCATTTGTCTAATTGTGTAAAAAGAAAATGTATTAAAGTCTAGTAAGTCAACAATATCTTGATGTAAATCATCAAGATTGGATATAGCACCCAACTCTTCAAGAACTTTGTTTTCATCCCATTCAGACTGTTCTGCAATTTTATTATCAGCAATTACATAAGCTTTTTTTTGTTCATCAGTTAAATTTTCTACTATTCTTATGGGCACGTCATCAATTTGCATTTGCTTTGCAGCTTCATATCTACCATGGCCAGAAAGAATAGTTTTTTCTTCATCACAAATTATTGGTTGTGTAAAACCAAATTGTTTAATTGACGCAATAATATTTTTGATTTGTTTATCTGGATGAATTTTTGAATTATTTTTGTATGGTTTTAATTCAGTTAAAGCACATTCTGTTGAAATCACAGCTCCTAAATCCTCCTTGCGTTTTTGCATTTTTTTAATGTATTTATTATTCATGTCGACATATTTTTCGTCAACATGAAATGCTATTGGGTCAGCGTACCAAGCCTTGATATGTTCTTTGCATCTGACTTTAGCTCTTTCTAATGTTCCACCAGCATCTTGTAATAACGAATATGATTTTTTACCGTCAGGCCATTTTGTGTGATGTGTCCATTGATGGTCAGAATCAAATTCAAAAGTATACAGAAGACCATTAAATTCAACATCAAAAACTGAAGCTCCCATTAATATGCAGCCTCCTTATTCCAAGTAAGTTTTTTAAATGATTTAAAATAATCTATTGTTTCTTCAAGACCATTATCAAGTGAAACTGTTGGCAACCAATCTAAAGTTTCTTTTGCCAATGTTATATCGGGATTTCTTCTTTGTGGGTCATCTTCTGGTAGAGGTAAATTTACATGGGGCAATGCAGAATTAATTTTATTAGATATTCGCATGGCTAATTCATTTACTGTTATTTCTACTGGATTGCCTAAATTTATTGGTTTTGTGCAATCTGAATCCATAAGTTTTTTTAGACCAGCAACCATATCATCTACATAACAAAAGCACCTTGTTTGTGTTCCTGTTCCATAAACAGTAATTGGTTTATTAGCTAACGCTTGTGTAATAAAGTTACTTACTACTCTGCCATCATTTTTTAACATTCTTGGTCCATAAGTGTTAAATATACGAGCTATACGAATTTGTACATTATTAATTCTCTTGTAATCTGTCATAAGTGTTTCGGATATTCTTTTGCCCTCGTCATAACAAGCACGAGGTCCAATAGTATTAACATTGCCAAGATAATATTCTGGCTGAGGATGTATTTGTGGGTCGCCATAAATTTCAGATGTACTTGTAAAAAGCATTCTTGCACCAGATCTCTTAGCCAATCCGAGCATATTATATGTACCAAAAAAGCTAGTTTTTATGGTCTTTATGGGATTTATTTGGTACTGAACAGGACTTGCTGGACAAGCTAAATGCCAAATGCGGTCAACTTCTAACAGAATGGGCTCAATTACATCATGTCTTATCAGTTCAAAGTTCTTGTGACCAATCAGATGGGCAACATTTCTTTTTTTGCCAGTATGGAAATTATCAAGACAAATGACCTCTTGATTGTCTTTTATTAACGAGTCGCATAGGTGTGAACCAAGAAATCCAGCACCACCAGTAACTAAGTG